CCTTGGAAGAACAAGGTCCTACGTTTCTCACCTTACGGTGTCATACTTATCGGGTTCGACAGATCGTCGAGGTCCTCATAGTATGATTAGAAACGTAGGCAAAGCCTCCAAGAGGAGGACCTTGAATCCTCCTTGCGTAGCTCTTGCGAGCTACCCCTGCTCCCTTGGGAGCAGGGCCGTGTACCTGAGCTTGATGTCGACGGCATCAGGACGTCCATGACGTTCAAGGTGATCAATGTCGAGAACTGGCTCATCCTCGAGTAGCTCACTGAGCCAATCGATGGGCTTCTTCCGAAGCTCTCGATTACTAGCTCTGCGAGCTGATGACAGGAACACCTTTTGCAGGGCCCACACATCATCCAGATGTGACTCCGGAAGGGTGGCTACGACCTCGTATCCCCTGACAAGGGGGATCTGCAGGTCTACGCTCCACGTACTTGCCTTTGCCGCGAGAAGCGACGCCGGTATGCACGTGTGGCGACCCAGCGTGGGAGAACTGGGAAGTACATCAGGATACTCTTTGAGAAGAGGCCTGATGATACTGTCCAGATATCGTGCCGTGCGCCACAAACCCTTCGCGAAGAAGCGGTTTCGAAGCGACACTAATGACACGACCTCCAAAACGTCACGAAGTCGTGTGGGAAACAGCCTTCTTACGCGGACGATACTAACATCATCGCCTGCAAAGAAGTCCCCACCGCAAGACTCTCTGAAACGTCCGTTCCAGTAAGACTTGCCGCTGTTCACAAGAGCACCGAAATGCTCGAGTGACGCGACGACTTCACGCACATATTCGACGGGGACAATGATATCGTCCCCGAAGACACGCACCCGACCCTTTAGGGATTGGACATCCCGTGGGGTCAAGCGCCGGTTGAGCGCTCGCTCAATCCCAAGGAAGACGCAGGTCACGAAGACCATGGCTTCCACAGGAAAGGTGAGAGCTGAACCCATAGACGCGAACTTCCCCAAGCGATGAATCACTTGTCCTTCGGGAAGATCAACAGCAGCCTTGCGACTGCGAGTTGCATCGACCGCGGCAGATAGCCACGGAAAATCAACAAGCATAGCTCGGACTAGCTGGTTTGACACTCTGTCGCTTGCGTCGCTCAGATCGAGCGTCGCAAGGGTTCCATCTCTGGAACCGATTCGAGCCATGTCCTGATTAGGGACACGGTCTTTGAATCCCAAGAGTCCTGACGCGCGGGAGTCACTCCGTTCGTCAATGACTCGTACCAGACTGGTAGCCACGGCCTGCTGCATGTATTGCACCGCAGTAGGTTCGATGGCAATAAGTCGGGGTGTGTCAAGCGTCTTAGGGACTGCAGTGACCTTGACAGGTCGCTCAATCCCGGGCTCTCGGAAGTGAACACGGTCAGAGCTATAGTACTGTCTCCAGTACCGCTCGTTCGGAAGGACGTATATCCCGTAGGGAAACACATCCTCCAGACGCTGGGGCCATTCGCGCTGTTTAAACTTCGCGTTTCCGAGAAGTTTATCAGCAGTGGCACCAGGTCCGTGCTTCGGAAGGACAGCATCGTTGAAGATTTCTCCGTCAACAATGCTAAGAGCGTCCGACCAGAGCAGTCTTGACATGCGAGTAAACTCTTGGTAATCATCCAAGGTCCGTTCGTTGTCAAGGCTCTTCACCTCCAAATCAGTCTCGATGAATTTCCTCAAGGCGCGAACCTCCCTCTCGGGAGTCGTGCGAATGAGAATCTTGCCGAAGAGAAGCGTCAGCTGTCTCACGGCGAACACAGACTCAGAGTCTGGCTCATCGAGCAACCGTCCGCTAACAGGATCGAACACGCGACTCAGGAAACCCGACATGAATGCCGGGAGACCCCCCTTCCACTTGAATCCTTGGAAGAGGGAGGAGTCTACACCACCTTTCTCCAGACCTTTTTGGAGATCTTTACCAAAGGTGGGTAAGGTTATCGTAAGGAACGATAGCCCCTCGTGCTCGGTCCGACTCGTGACAGTTACATAATCACGAGCGGTGCTAGTGCAACATCTTCTGGCCAACTCATCGGCCAGAACCTGCCAGAGAAGCAGGAGGTTTCGCACCTCCACTGGGCTTTTCATCGTGGCCTCCTAACAGAGGTTCGCGATCCGGCTCAGGCTTCACACAGTGTTCAGACCGTACGTGTTGAAGGAACTAGGCCTCCTGGCCAAGCACCTTCGTCACGTTTGCCCCCGAAGAAGCCGTGAGCCACCCAGTCAGGGCGTCCACGACGTACTTCTGCTCGGCCGGCGTCAAGCCGCGAAGAGGAGTATCCATGACCACGTAAGCGGACATGGAGAACTCCTGGTTCTCCGCGGTGATGGGGTCGGCAGCAATCTTCGAGTAATCGAGGCGGACCGTGCGACGAGCTCGCTTGCCAATGGCGTGCGAGACCGTCAGCTTGACACTTCCGTCCGCATTCTGGAACTGGCCCATACCGGCGCCAGTAGGAATGCGAGGCAGAGTGTTCGGGACCGCGTTGATTGTAACGGTCTGAGGATCGGCGAAAGCCATGAGTAATTCTCCTGACAGTACGATGTAGCGAATCTCACTACATCAGGCTAGGCGCGAGATCTTCGCGCTTCGCGGTTGGGAGTGTCGTACTTACTTGTGGTAAGCCGGTTCACTCTGAGGATAGCACTGGTTTGCCATAGCCTCATGGTTGTGGTGATCCACCCGCGAGAAGCGGGCAAGATGAATCCTCACGGATCCATCGTGGTTGGTCCTCTAGAGATTCCTAGAGCACCTAGGATGGCCCACTGGCGAATATCGAAATCTTCGCCAGT